ATGTTGGCCTCGTTGACGCTTACCCGCTTGTCCAAGTTGAACCAGGCGGCGGCCAAGGCCATGAACATTCCAAGCCCTGTGAGAAGATTCCCCACGCTTATCTCGTTATTGAATCTCACGGGGCTGTGGTTGTGTTTTGAGGGTTCAGTCTCGGGCACGAATAGCTCTCCAAACCTGCCGGCCAATCCACAGTAGGGCCACAGTGCAAAAAAATAGGATTACGGCCACCGATAGAAACGCCGCCCGGGCGGTTATCAGTGAGGCCTTACTCAGCCGCTTCATGTACATCAACCAAGCCGTTATGACGGGTCATGCAGTCGTGGTAGATGTACGCCCAGCTCACTCCATTGAACAGGAGCGCCCCACCAGTGCCGTCAGTCGGCTCTGGCAGCGTTTCCGGGCATTTCTTCAGCAGGTTCTGCTGGGAGGCTGACAGCTTCACCCCTAGCTGCAGCCCTGAGCAGGCTGAGACCATCAGCAGGCAAGCAAACATTGCGATAAACCGGCTTTTGGATTTCACGAATCACTCCCCGGTCGATAACCGTTTGATTGGCCGTCAAGGTCGAGAGCTTGCGCTCCACCAGTTTGGCAATGTTCGACTCTCTATCTGTGGCCGCTTTGATAGCCTTCTGGGCGCCCTTCAGTTCGGATAGCTCTTGGCTGTCCTCATAGAGCCCCCGGCCATACCAGCCGCCGAAGGCAATGCCGCCGACAATCGCCAGCACCGCCAGATAAGGGCCGCCCTTTCTGATCAGCACCAGCCAAGTCATTGCTTGTCCCGGCGCCACTGCCAAAACTTAATGAGGGCCGGAGGAATAGCGAGGAAGGCACCATAAGCAGTGGCGGTTCCTGCACTAATCTCCGGGGGGTTCTCACCAAAAACTCTGTAGGTCACCCAAGCAAAAGCCACAGCGCCTTCAAGCACCAGGGCAAGCACCACAAGGGCGTTGCTGCTGATGAACTGGTACAGGCGGGCCATTAGTAGCTCCACACCCAAGGTCGGGGGCGCCCTGACTCATGCTTCAGATCATCCAAGTGAATGAATCGCCCGGAGCCTTTCTGATTGACGCCGATCCCGGTAAAGCCGTGCTTTATGGCCAGCTCAATGATTTTCATGGCATCGCCGCCACTGACTGCAATATCAGCAGCCCGGCCACTGGCATGCGCCCCTGGGGAGGCTTTGCGGGCCTCAATGGGGTGAGTCGGGTGCCGGTAACCGCTGGTGACGGTCATGGGCTTGCCGTACTCAGTGCGCAGAGCTTGCAGCTTTTCCATAAAGCCCGGCTTCATGCCGTTTTTGCCGGTGTGGGAGCACACGAATTCATACGGCTGGAAGTTGGCGAATCTGTCCCAGTCCATTGCGCGCTCCGTTATTGGTAGCAGAGGCCGGATTTGCACCGGCGACCTCCAGGGTATGAACCTGGCGAGCTACTGGCTGCTCTACTCTGCGTCAAAAAAAACCCGCTAAAGGCGGGTTTGGGGGATGCTGGCCAATGGGTTCGGGAGAAGGGTCGGCCAGTCAAACTTGCTGCTTCCAGGAAATTAACGCTTCATCGTGCTAATCCATTTATTTCGGGGGCACTTTTCTACGATAGAAATAATCGTATATAGGGACGGCCATTTACGGTACGGCCATTTGCATCCGTTTGAATTGCTTTGGGGCCGCTATCTTGTTGCAACGCCGCACTCCATCAACTCCTCATCATGCTGAGCGCTAATAATTTCCTGACAGACTTCGGCAGGCTTCCGGATCGCCTCGCGCTCCCAACGGTGAAGCTGATCACCCAGCGAGTCCCACCACTTCCTCCATGGCCGGTCTTTCTTGTAAAAATGGCTTTGGTCTATGCCCATCATCTGGCAGGCGAACTCCATCTGCATCGCGCCACCCTGGCACTCTCTCTGGAAATTGAAGATGGCGATCTGAATCATGCGCTTGGCCTTCATCAGCGTGCGGTCCTGCTTTATCTCATCGCCGTGCTTCCGAAGGAACCGGGCCCACAAGTGCCGCTCTATGGCTTTCAGGTTCACATCCTCCCAGTCTGGCGCGTAGCACATGATGAGAAGGTCCCCCAGCGGCCTGTCCTGCTTCTCCACCGCCTCCATGACCTTGCCAGCCCACACCCCCTTGGCGATGGCGTAGTTATGGGCGGACTGCGGGTCGCCCCCGGTGCCATTCGGCTGCATCTTCTGAATGCCAAAGGCGTCGTGAATCATCTTCTTTGTATCAGCCATCTGCCCTCTCCTTCGCCGCTTCCAGTAACCGTTTGATAACGTCGATCGCCGTGCCGTTGGTGACCATTTCTGTGCTGCACCGGTAAACCACCCAGCCCAGCAACTGCGCTTCGCCGTACTTCTCCAGATCCGCCTGAAATCCGCTTCCCCGGTTGTGCCTGCCACCTGTCCAGATGCCGCCCTCTACTTCCACCGCGAATAGCAATTCAGGCCAGGCGAAGTCAAAGCGCCAGCGGCGGGTCGGGTGGAATCGGTGCTCTCGAACCCATCCCGCTACCTTCTCGGCCCTCAGATGAAGGGCCAGCGCCTCTTCACCTTTGCTCTTCTTCGCCATTACCGGTGATACCCCTCGATAGCCGCCAACGCATCCGCAGGCACCGGTAACCAGCCATGCTGGCGACGGTAGTGCGCCACCAGCCGGCCAAATATGGCCTTCTCGATCTCTTTGCGGGTTTCGCCCAGGCCTTGCCCCTCGAACAGCGACAGGTCGCCATGGATGCCACCCGGGCCCTGGTGTGCTTCATAGCTCAGAGGGATCACGAACCACTGACCTATGTGCACCTTGTTATGGCGCCCGGTGCTGCCCACGCAGTGGTGGATGCAGGCCGGGCCAAGGCCGATATAGCAGCCAGTCTCAGCCAGCCACTGGTGCCAGCGCTTTTGCTCCGCTGTTGGTGCTTTTCCGCCTTTCATGCCACCCCCTTGTCCGCGACCAGGATCACCACGGACACGCCGGCGCCCTTGAATTTATTGCGATGCACGTCAGACCAGCTCAGGGACAGCCCCGGCAACTCCACCGCACCCCTGGCACTCTCCGGCAAAATGGCCACCAGGCGACCGCCTGGGCGCAGCATCCCGGCGGCGTGCTCCAAGTGGCGCCGCCATCGGCCCTGGCTGTAGGGCGGGTTCATCACAATGCGGTCAAAGCCGGTGTCACGCTGCCATCCCAGAAAGTCGCAATTCAGGGGGCACAAGCCCTTCGATTCCAAAACCTTGCAGTGCAGCTCGCTGATTTCCAGCACGGTCAGGCTGTTGCAGCCAGTCATCAGTCCTGCCAAGTTGCCGATCCCTGCGGATGGCTCCAGACAAGTATGGCCTGCGGTGATCTCTGCGCGGCTTACGGCCTCCGCAGCCAACTCCGGCGGCGTCGGGTAAAATTGGTGGGTCTTGCTGTCAGGTACGCAGCCGCTGGCGACTATCTCACCGATGACCTCGGTGGGGTCATAGTCGAATTGCCAGTGATTCCCTGTAAACACACCACCGATCAGCTCCAGGACATGCCTGGCCTGCTGCTTGATGTGCTTGTCGGTATGGGTGTAATCAAACTTCCGGGTATTGGGAATGCGGCGAATGCGCTCTCGGATGCCATCGCCCAGTTCAACAACCTCTTCCATGCCAGACAGGAAGCTGACCACATCGAACGGCAGCGGCGTCTGAATCTCTCGCCACGCCCCGGCCTTTTTCCGCTTCACGGGCTTGCGCCGCAGGCTCGCCGGGATAGCTGAGGGGTAAAGGGTGGACAGGATGGAGTTGAGCCGCCAGGCCATGTCCGGATGGACCTCAAGGTGTGCCGTGCCTTTGAGATAAACCCTGATGCGCAGCGCCCCGCCATCTACTGTCAACCAGTCTCCGACCTGCCGGTAAGCTGCATCAATAACCGCCCTGGTGGCGCCATGCCGCGGCTCGTCACGGCCCATGAATTTAGCGATTATCGCTCGCAAATCGGTTAGATGGCCCTCTGCCCTCCAGCTATTCAGGCCGAT